TGAGTTTGTAGTAGTTCTCATTTTGTTCCTCAGTTACTGTTTGTATTCTACATGTACCATCTACATGAATAATAGAAGGAATCTTTTCTTCAATACCTTCTTGACAGTTAACTGCATACATCATGAATGGAGTCTCATCCATACCACGAAGATCAAACCATTCATGTACATGTTCTTTTAAAATAGATCCTGCAAATGGTCTAAAGAATTCACGATGCTTAACTTTATTAACAATATCTTTTCCATCTGGATCACGAGGATCATATAGAATAGATCTGTTACCAAGTGCTCGTGGACCTGCCTCAGATCTACCTTGGAATAGTGCAACAATGTTCTTATCTAGAATCAAATCAACAACTGTTTTATCATCAGCATCAATTACAATTCCATCAAACTTTTTAGCCGTAGAAATAACATCCTTTTCAGAGTAATTATAATGAAGACCATTATACAAATTATTAATACGATCTCTTTTCTTTATATCATTATTAATATGATGATGCCACAACATAGCAGCACCTAATGCTGTACCAGAATCATTACTAACAGGTTCGACATAAAGATTAATACCTTCATCTTTAAGTTGATCAAGATACCAATAGTTTGCCATACAATTTAAACCATATCCTCCTGCAAGAACTACATTCTTATTACCTGTAGTACGAACTGCCTTTCTAATCAATGCTAGAACTTGTTCTTGAGTATCATTTTGTACTCTCCATGCAGCATTCTTTCTATTCTCCTTATCATACATTCCTATACCACCTTTAGGTATTTCATCATCATTAACTTCTGGACGGTAATGAGTAATTAATAATGATGACTGTGGATAGTATGGTGAAAATTGATTTCTATCAGATCTTTGAAGATCCATATTACCCATATCAATAAACATTGGTGGAAAATAATCACACTCCTTACCATAAGGAGCAAGTCCCATTGTTTTACCTGCTTCAATACTCAACCACCCACAATACTCGGTAATAGCTTCATAGCATTTAACAATACCAGCAGTTTGAGTAGCACATAATTCACAATCAGTATTGTTTTCTGACTCCCAATTAAATCGTGCTTGACCATATCCAGTAAAGAAATCTGTACCAAACTGTGCATAATTACAGAATGGTGACGCAAACTTAGTAGCAATATGCTTATACTTTGTATCAAACTTAGCAGGGTAAGCACAATCAAAGATAGTTTCTGTCTCCCAGTAATCTTCTAAGAATTTATCAGTAGCACCAAACTTTACAAAAGATCCTGCACCATCAACAATAACAGCAGTAGCAGTATCAAATCCAGAATTATAAAATGCAGATGCAGCATGTAATCTATGGTGAATATCACCCATATCAATTAGATTATTGGGAACTCTACAACCAGCACGAGTCTCACGAAATTCATCAGGATGCTTCTCAGCCCATTGTGGTGTAACATCAGGAAGTAATCCCAACTTCCTCGCTAATCCATAGTAAGGATCATTAATACAATAATCCAACACCATTTTATCCTGAATATCTTGCAATGTAGTATGAGCAACAACAAGATAATCTAACTTATCAGTATACTCCTTAAACTTCATCATAGATGCAAGAGGAGCACCATCATACTTAGTTCTAGTAAGTCTTTCTTCCTCTATATTAAAGACAAGTTCACCATCTTTAAGCAAACATGATCCACCATTATGCCCTCTGGCAATAGCACCAATCCACTGTGTCATTTTGAAAACCCCTTAGTATTTGTTTTTTTCTTAGCAAGTTTGGATGGTGTACCAGCAAGTGCTCTTGCTGGTTTGCCTAATCCCTTTCGACAGGAAGAAATAACTTTCTGAAGATCTTCCTTACTCATAACCATAGCTTCATCATTAGCCATGTCTTGTTGATCTTCTCCACTCATACGAATAGGAGAATAAGTTCTTTTACCCTCTCCTATATCAATAATGTTAACATCAGGATCATCTGGATATGATATATTAATTGGAAAAGTAGATCCAATAACAACTGTTGACTTTGTTCCTACTGCTTTAGCAATATGTTGGCCAACACTATCACATCCTAAGAAATAATCTGCACATTGAATAAGTCCTGCCCACATCCTAACATCAGGAGTCTCTGGGAAAACATGCTCATGTCCTCCATCATTTTCTCCATGTTCTTGAGTCTCAAACTTAAACTCACTCATTATAACAACAGCATAATCTTTTTTCAAGTCATTAATAATAGCAGTTATGTCACCTATATTAAAACTCCTAGAAGTTGGATCAAAAATATATCCTTCTGTATTCATAACACCCCTACCAAAGGGCTGAATAACAATAACCTTATCTTTATCTAACTTCTCTTTAATACCATCTATAGTATTAGCAGCCGTAATACCTTCAGCTTTTACAATTTTAATAGTAGGTGCAGGGAGTTCCCTAGGTTCTTCCAACCCATTGATCTCCATATCATATGCTTGAGCAAGACTACACTTCTGATTATAGTAATGCCACATCCTATAAGGTTCTGGCGTTACACAATCACGCATCTTAAGTTTTTCTTCAAACAAACCTTTATGCCATATGTCATAAACATATTTGTGAAGTACTGGATGTCCTTTATAAAAGTTCATCCCACCCTCTGCAACGATTATAAAATCGTCATGGTTCTCTGCATACTTTTCAAGAGCAGGGATAGAACAAATGACACGACCAGCACCACCATTAATAAAGAATGCTTTAGATCTCATACTATTAATTCAACAACTTATATAGTCATAAAAACATGACTTGATTCACCCTATTATAGTCGGTAAACATACCCGTGTCTATATCTGGGGAATGAAGCACATCTGACTCATACACAACACATCTATTATACACCATATCAAATCTATGTTCAACCTTCCATTCTCTATCACCATTAATCCATCTGTGTATATAAGGAAATATTTGACTGGTTTCTGACACTTCATCATCAAATCCTTCTGGTTTATCCATGAACTGACCAACACTGCATGGTAAACTCATCATCCCCTTGTAAGAAAATAAATTAGTACCACCAGCACATTCTTCTGGTGTATTTAAATAGATAACAACACCAAATTGATTAGGTGATTCATAATCTGATTTAGATGAATCTTGATGGGGTAAATTCAACCAAGGATCAACAAGAATATACTCATCATTCATTACATTACACATAAACCCACGCAAACAATCCCATTGTCGTTCGTAACGATAAACATCAATGGGTTTCTTCCACAAGCTTTCATCTAAACAGAAGGTATCAAATAAATTTTTTAATTTATCCTTTACCTCACCCGTCTCTACAAAAGATCTCTTACCTGGTATACCATCAATAAGATCTTCTCTCCTTTCAATAGGACTCTTCAATGCTAAAGATCTAACTTTATCTGGATTGGCATAAAAATTATCAATTACTACAGCATTTCTATTATCATTTCCTATATTATTAACAATTTTTAGATCATGATCAGAATTTAATTCAAACATATTACATAAAAAGAATCTGATTTATCCTATCATAATCAGTAAACATACCAAGATCTACATTAGGAGCATGTAAAATGTCTGCTTCATATAGTATCATTCTATTATACACCATTTCAAATTCATGTTCAACCTTCCATTTCTTTGAGTTGTCAAAAGATTCTTTAACAGTTTTAAAATCTCCATCCTTTTCTTCAAATAAACCATAGTTCTGAGGTACAGTAATATTACCATCCCAACTATAGATATTAGTTCCACCAGCACATTCTTCTGGTGTATTTAAATAGATAACAGATCCAAACTGACATGTTGGTCCTTCAGGTTCACCTGAATACCTATCTTGATGAGGTATTATACCCAAGGGAGACTTTAAAAGAGTAGAATCATTAACAATATTACATAGAAATCCAGATTTATCCCATTCATCATACCATTGAGGAATACTTAATAATCTATCTCTCTGCCAAATATTATTATCTAAACATAATTCATAATAAATATCATATAATTTTTCTCTTACCTCAGATGTATAGTAAAATGATCTAATACCAGGAAGCCCTCCTGTTTTACTAGGATCATCACTAGTACCCAATGATAATGCAAGTTCTCTTACTTCATCAGGTTTCTTATAAAAATTATCAACAACTACTACAGTTGCCTCATTTACTTTGGCAATCTTAATATCTAAATCATTATTAAGTTCAAACATTTTATAAAATCCTGTGGGTCAAAAAAAATTCGGGATTTTTTTTCCCGAATTTTTGAAACTAAAAGTCGATTTTCATTTCAGATCTAAACTGTTGGTGGATTACGGTAAGTACTTAAAGGACTAGCAGTCTCATCTGGATCTGCTGGCCAAACTATCAAGTGTGTAGCAGTACCGATACCTGCCCAATTAACTGGAAGATCCCTTAACTTCTGACGGTATGCTTTCCATGCATCCTTCAATGCTGTTGGCATATCTTCTGCAATACGAGTATCACATGCAGCAAGCATATCATTTCTAACCTTTCTTACTCGATCCCATCCAAAACTATAATCATCAACTGAATCCATTGGATCATCATCTTCAGCAGTTCCTCCACCTGGAGCAGCAGATGCAAACTTAGGAGTTGGCCAACCACCAGCACCTGAATTTAAAGAAGGATCCCAATGGAAACTTCTCATATCATATACTTCAGATAGATGATAAGGGTCTCTAATTGTGGGGTTAGGTTCATCTGCTGGTCCAGCATTCACTTCTAAGTAATGTGCATCAGCAATACCACCTTGTATAACAGCAGCATGAAGTGGATATGCATCCGCATCTAACTCTACTTCATACTGATCTATTGGAAGAGCAGGAATATTACTATCTCCCTTTTCCCAACTAAAACTAAATTCAGATGTCTTATTATTACTTGCATCTTTCATATATCGACAAGTAATATCTTTAGGTCCAACATAAGTTGCTACACCTACATTAGCATCATCTTGTTCTTGTCCTTTCCAGACAGTAGGTACTGGAAAAATAAATGTCTTTGTTATGTTTGCCATTGTTTGTTCAGGTTAGCTCCTTCATTTCTTATTTATATTAAGCCCAGTAAGTAACAACAACAATACCACCTTGTCCGTAGTCACCCCAACAATCACCACCCTGAGTAATTGGGTTGAAACCACCTCCACCTGGGAATAGTGAGTTACCTAAACAACATCCACGAATATTACCCATTGAACAACTGTTTCTTCCGATAGAAGTTGTTGCACCATAAGGACCAGCAGCACCAGCAGCTAAACCTTTGTGTTCTGTATGGCAATAGTAGTTTGCTTGGTGAGTACTTCTTGATCCAACCAACTGCCAATCTGCTCCACATGCACATGAACTAGTCTCACTCCAACACTGACCACAGTTTGAAGTATACATGCAAGTGTAACACCAAGCACCACACTTCAGACGACCATAGTTACCACCATATGTACAGAAATTAGAAAGACCTGGACCTTGGACATAACTTGTGCAACCACAGAATCCACAACCTGTTCTACCATTACAACATCCGTTACAACTACATCTTGTAGTTCCTCCAGCACAAATAGTATATTGTGAAGTTCCTGGAGTGAATTCTCCTTTGTGAGAATATATTTGCCTAACACCATATGCTCCACTACCACCTGGTACACCAAAACCAGTTGTACAACAACGACCTGGTCCACCTGAACCACCACCAGCAGTTATTTCAAACTTAATAGTTAATGCTTTACCAGGAGCAGTCCAATAACAGCAACAACCTCCATTCTCAGGAGACCAGTAGCAGCAGTTATAAAATGCCATCTGGCATGTAACCGCAGTAGAGAATCCAGAGACCTCAGCTGGTCCTAACGAGTTATCGAGAACTGCGTCACTCCCTCTGATCTTTTTATAAGTTTGATAGTCAGCCATTGCTTTACCAGTGTGGTATTAGTATTTAGAAAAAATATAACAAAAAGGGAGTGATCAACACTCCCACCTATCAATTAGATGGTAATGATTCTCCATCCTTGTGTTCCATCATAGAACACCATTTCAAATGCAGCACCCTCAGTAGACACTACCATGTTGGCAGCGTCACCCATGATTGGGTTACCATTTCTATCGATTGTTAAATTCTGAGTGTCAAATGTTTTGTTAGCATCAAAGATTCTAACGCTATCACCCTTAACTGGTGATCCAGGTAGGGTAACAGTGAATGCACCACCTGAAGTGTCAGCAAACAACTGTTGTCTGTTAGTAAGTGTTACAGCAGAAGTTGCGTCCACATTAGCGTAAGCACCTAAAGGCAACCAATCTGATCCGTTATAGAATTCAAATCCATTTGCATCAGTGTCGTAGCGAAGACCACCTTCAAATAGGTCACCTCCTGTTGGTCTACCAGATTGAGCACCACGAGGAGGAACTAAAATACCAGAGGTATTATCCATCTTCGCACGAGTTAGGAATCCACGAACTGCTTTCTCAGTTGGACATGCATTGTTAGCATCTCCACCCATTGTTTCATCGGATGAGAATTCGTTAATAGATTCACCAATCTGACCACCAATAGCACCCAGTTTCAATTCTGTCAAACCTGACAAGTTGAAAGCGGAAGCATCCAAGGTAGCAGCACCAGTTAACTGGTTGACAGAGAAGTATTCACCAACTCTGAAGTTACCACCTTGGTCAGTAGACACGAAGTAAATTCTACCAGGTGCGACTACATTTGTTTCTTGACCTTGAGCAGCTGTGTTCTCATCTACATTTGGATAATTGGTAGTAGTTGTATTACCTGTACCAATTAATAGGAAGTCATGACCTGTTAATCTGATCTTGGAGAACTTACTTCTCATTGTGACTCGCTGATCATCAAGACCTATAATAGGTGCGCTAGCTTTACCAGGAGCGACATTAATTGTTGCTCTACCATCACCAACGATGATAGCATCAACTGAAGTCCTACCAATACCACCACCACCGATGTATGTGTGTACACCTATGAAGGTTGATGGTACATTCTCAGTAGCACTGTTCTTATCATTCAATACCTGAACTGAGAAGAATGTGTTACCAACTCCAGAGATCTGAAGTGGAATGTCGTTAGCAGGGTCAGTTACTCTTGGATAAGCAGCAGAGTTACCACCACCTACATTACACTCGAAGTGAAGTGATCCAGTTTTAATTCTTACAAAGTCACCAAACTCTAGTCCATGAGCAGTAGTCGTAAAGACTGTCATGATACCTGTAGTTGGTGTATATTGTGCGTCATATACATCACGCTTGGTTGGTTCTACATATGCAGAAGCAGTTCTGACGATGTAAGAGTTACTATCCGAGAATCCTAAACCAGTAGTAGAGAATCCAAGTGAGTCACCAACCGTTAGTGAAGTAGTTAGACCTGTCAACTCCATCAAGATACCTTTCTGTCCCTGAACTGAATCAGCAGCAGAGGCAACTTGGAAGTAACCTGTAGCACCAGCACCAACAGAATCAAGTTCTACATTCTCACCAGGTTGGAAGACAGTAGTACCAATACCGATTGCACCGTTAGGTGTTACAGTAGGATCGCTTGATGTGTTACCAAATCCAACATCATACTTGAAGTAAATCTTATCACTAGATGACTGGTCATTAGTTACAGTACCACGAGCACCTGATGTAGCACCACGCATGGTAGCACCAACAGCAATCGTACCAGTAACAGTACCAGTAGCAGTAGTTACCTGATCACCATACAACTTAGCAGGTCTTCCAACCTCATGAGTTGAGAATCCAACTGCAAGAGCACCGTAAGTACCATAAGAGTTGTTACTGGATAGTGAACGGATCTCTGAACCAGTGTCTGAAATGTAACCGAATGCACAGTAGTAAGTGAAACAGGATACAATCTCAGCAACAGCGTCATCTTCTAGGTAGA